TCGGCAGTGGGCGAAGCCTGCCGCCTTCCTCGCGTGGCTCGGCACCATCGCGGACGAGTGGCAACGCATCTTGAAGCCTAACGGATCGCTCTACTGCTTCGCGTCTCCGCAGATGGCGGCGCGTGTGGAGGTCATGCTGTCGGAGCGGTTCAACGTGCTCAACTCGATTGTTTGGGCGAAGCCTCCGCACAGCACCAGGGCGGAGATGCTCCGCAAGGGAGACCTGCGCGGCTACTTCCCAGCCACCGAGCGCATCATCTTCGCAGAGCACCACGGAGCCGACAACATCGCGAAGGGCGAAGCGGGCTACGTCGCCAAGTGCGACGAGTTGAGGGGCTTCGTCTTCGAGCCGCTGAGGGCGTACCTCGACGTGGAGAGGGAGGCGGCAGGGTTCACGCCAGAGGACTGCAACGAGGCTTGCGGACACAGGCGCGAGGGCGGGATGGCTGGTCGCCACTACTTCAGCCCGTCGCAATGGTGCCTGCCGACAGAGAAGAACTACAACAAGCTTCGAGAGGCGTTCAACGCCAAGGACGGCGGACACCTACGCCGCGAGTACGAAGACCTACGCCGCGAGTACGAAGACCTGCGCCGCGAGTACGAAGACCTACGCCGCGAGTACGAAGACCTCCGCCGCCCCTTCGCTGTGACCGCCGACGTTCCCTATACCGACGTGTGGAACTTCAAGACGGTCCAGAGCCACCAAGGCAAGCACTCCTGCCAGAAGCCCGCAGACATGGCGGACCACATCGTCAGGGCGTCAAGCCGAGATGGCGCCGTTGTGTGCGACACCTTCGCTGGATCTGGCGCGCTGCTCATGGGCGCGGCGAGGAGCGGACGCCACTACATCGGCTGTGACGCCTCGGAGCTGTGGGCGAAGCGCGCAGACTTCAACTGCAAGATGGCCAACGCTCAGCAGAGGCTGTTCTAGTCCTTGACATCCGACACCGAAACGTATAGCAATAACACTCCACCCCGCGTCTCCCCCGACGCCTAGAGGCGGTGTCGCCGCGAGCCTTGCAACTCGCCGAGCGACGCCGCCTCTTTTCGTTTTGACAAGCCTCTCTTGACAATATGGCACGCGCTTGTCATATTGGCACAGAGGGAGGCCCATGGCATACAGCGCATACAGTCAAGCAGAGCTCGACCTGATGTATCAGGCCTACTACGGCGGACGCATCGAGATCACCCACGACAACAAGAAGGTCAAATTCGATAGCCTTTCTGCGCTGTGGAAGGCGATCCAGCGCTACGAAGTAGGTCTTGCTGGCTCGTCTGCGCCTCCGAGATACGTCCGCCTCCGTGGCGGCAAGGGGTTGTGATGGGAGCCAAGAAGAAGCGTCTGCCTTGGCATTGGGGACCGTCGAAGCGCAAGCTCTACGCTGAGAAGGTAGCGCACCTCGCCACCGCGCGCCGTGCAAAGATGTCCTACGACGGAGCCAGCGGAAGCGCGCGCCTTCGGTCATGGATGTCGAACGGGAACTCTGGCAACTCCGAAGTGCTCGGCGGGTTGGTCAAGCTCCAGCAACGAAGCCGTGAGCTCATGCGCCAAGAGTGGCGAGCCAAGTCAGCGGTGCGCGCCCTTGTGCGCTCCATCGTCGGCGCAGGCATCCGCCCATTGCCAGACATTGAGGACCAGAAGCAGGCCAAGCAGATCAAGCTCGCATGGTCACGGTGGACCGCGCAGGCCCGCACGTCGTCGTCTTCGACGTGGTACACCACGACGGACCAAGCAGCCCAGTCCATGATCGTGGACGGCGAGTGCTTCATCCGCATGCGCCTGCGTAAGCCAGGCGACGGGATGGACATCCCGATCCAGTGGCAACTGCTCGAGTCCGACATGCTCGACGTCAGCTATGATCAAGACCTCGGCGCGCAGGGGCGCATCGTTCAAGGCATCGAGTTCGGTCCGTTCGGGCGCCGCACCTTCTATCACTTCTGGAAGAGCCACCCTGGCGACACGTCGACAACCTACACGTCAGAGCGCGTCAAGGTGCCTGCCGACGAGGTAATCCACCTCTGGAATCAGGCGGAGGCACGCCCCGGCCAGGTCCGCGGTATCCCATGGATGCACGCCGTGATGGTCGCCATTCGTGAGGTCAGCGTCACCGAGGACGCAATGCGCGTCGGGCTCCAGCACTCGACGATGCTGTCTGGCACCGTCACCTCGCCAGACCCCGACGTATTCGAGACCACGCTACCCGCGGACCCGCTCGGCGCCGACTCCGCAGGCACGGAGATGTACGAGCTTGAGCCCGGCATGATGCTTCGGCTCAACCCAGGAGACGAGAGCAAGTTCGCAGAAGTCAAGGCGCCGGCCGGAGTCACCGAGTACCTGGACTCAGGAGACCACGGGATCGCCGCTGGGATGGGCACGACCTTCGAGGACATGACCGGCAACCTGTCACGGGTCAACTACTCGTCGGCGCGCATGGGGCGCAGCAACTCCCGTGCGTGGTTCAAGATGATTCGCACAAACGTCATCGTCCCGCAGATGTGCCAGCCCGCGTGGGGCTGGTTCGTCCGCATCGGCAAGCTGACGGGCGAGGTCCCGATGGGCTACGACTCGCGCGACGTCCGCTGGATCGCTCCGATGGAAGACGGTATCGACCCCGTCAAGGACGCCGCAGCCGCGAGCGCGCGCATGGCATCAGGGCAGACCACCCTAGAGGATGAGATCGAGGCAGTGGGCGGCGACTACTACGCCACCATCGACCGAGCGAAGCGCGTCAAGGATGACCTCGAAAAGCGCGGGCTCAAGTACGACTGGGTAATTCCATCCGTCGTCGAGGTGTCCAGCGATGACGAGTGACAATCTGGCAACGCATTTGCCAAAGTGGCAATCCTCTCTTGACAATATGGCAAACCATCCCGATAGTGGAAGCGTAACCGATCGAGGACCTCGATGAAGGACGACGTCAAAAAGCTTTCCGACGCGCTCAGAGGCGAGTCTGGCTGCGCTATCCTCGCAGGAAGTGAGTCAGGATTCTCGTTCGGCCCGTCGAGTTACAATGAGAAGACCGGTACAATCCGAATGCAGATCCACGGCGGCGAGGCTGTCATCCGCCGCCCGTTCTTCTCAGAGCCGTTCTATCTCAAGCTCAGCACCGAGGCAGGCGCAATCGACACCACGCGCCTTGACGCTGGCAACCTACACCTACTGACTGACCACGAGCCGAGATCTTCTGGCGTGCTTGGCATCGGCGTGCAGGGTTCGTTTATTGCGAGTCCTCAGCCGTCGATTGAGTTCAGACTCGACGACGCCCCAGACACCGATCCAAATAGCAACATCATTCGCAAGCTCAAGGCTGGCGTTCTGCGCGGCGTAAGCGTCGGTGCGGACTGGGCTCACGAAGACGTCGAGATTGTCCGAGACTTCAAGGACGGTCTTGCGTTAATGACCGTCAGGAAATGGGAACTAAAAGAGTTGTCCGTGATGCCGCTCCCGGCGAGTCCGACCGCGGCGTCTCTGTCCGATCACCATGGGGCACCTCCCCGCAAAGAGGAGGGCGTCATGAAGACCCCCGAAGAGCTCGCCGCGGCGGCGAAGGTGCTTGAAGAGAAAACGGCAGCGGACCTGAAGGCGGCGACCGCTCAAGGCGTTGAGGCCGAGAAGTTGCGGACGTCGGACATTCGTGAAGCCGCGAAGCTCGCGAGCCTGTCCGACGATCCCATCGTGAAGAAGCTGATCGATGATGGGGCGAGCCTCGCCGACGCGAGCAAGGCGCTCTTCTCCAAGCTTCACGACAACCGCACCGCGGAGATCGACGGCAAGGGCGCGCCCCTGCAGATCACAGGAGACCACGGGCAGAAGATGCGCGACGGTGCGCTCAACGCGATCATGAACCGCTCGAATCCAGGATCCGTCGAGCTCGACGACAACGGCAAGCGCTTCCGCGGCATGTCGATGATCGAGGTCGCCGAGAAGATCTCAGGGCGCAACCCCGAGGGCAGCACCAAGTCTCGTCGCGCCTCGCTCGCGATGAGCACGCCGGACTTTCCGCTTCTGCTCGCCGCCGGAACCAACAAGGTCCTGGGGACCGCGTACACCAACGCGCCGAGCACCTACCAGATCTGGGCAACGCGCCGAGACCTGCCTGACTTCAAGACGCAGAACATCGTGCGGCGCAGCGCGGCCCCTGCTCTCGTCATCAAGCCCGAGGGTGGTGTCACGATCTATGGCACGCTGAGCGAGACCGCGCAGGGGTGGAACCTCCTGCGCTACAGCACGGGCGTCAACTTCACCTTCGAGATGATGGTCAACGACGACCTCGGCGCCTTCGCTGACATGGCGATGGCCCTCGGCGCCCAGACCGCCCGCGCCGAGAACTCGCTTGTCTACGCGCACATGGTCGGCAACCCGACGATGGCCGAGGACAGCGTCGTTCTGTTTCACACCGCGAGTCACGGCAACCTTGCCTCCTCTGGTGCCGCCCCTGGCGAGACCACGATCGACGCGATGTTCCAGCGCTTCGGAGCGCACACGGACATCGACGGCTCGACGAAGCTCAACATCCAGCCGCGATACATGCTCGGCGGAACCGCGACCCGTCTGGCTCGCACCAAGGCCCTCGGCGACTGGATGCCTACTGCCGTGGCAGAGGCACGGCCTGAGTACTTCAACGGCCTGACCAACGTCACGGACGCCGAAC